AAGGTCGTTTGATGTTGAACAGCAGTCTACTTTGGATAATGATTGGTTGCGCATTGTGTCTGACGGAAACAACGGAACAGTATGCGTTAATCAGGACGATCAAGGCACAGCAGTTGGATGTTGATATAGGAAGTATTACAGAACTAAACGGAAACACCAGAGTAGTAAGAGACAAACCATACGAAAGTGCTATAGACTTTTCTCTTAATGCTATGGATAAACTTGAAACTGCTAAAGGCAGAATGGGTGTTACGTTTAGAGATGAAACTACAATACGTCTAACAGAACACAGCAATGTTATTATTGATGAGTTTGTGTTTGATCCAAATCCAAGTAAGTCTAGCATGGCTCTTAACTTTGTTAAGGGTACTGGTAGATTTATATCCAGTAAAAAGAAACGTATACCTAACGACAACATTACTGTAAGGACACATGCTGCTACTATTGGAATAAGAGGTACAGACTTTACAATAACTGTAAAAGAAACTGGAGAAGCTCTTGTAATACTTTTACCTGATGAGTTCGGTGATGCAAGTGGTGAGATAACAGTTAACACAGCGTTAGGACAAGTAATACTTAACAAACCTTATGAAGCTACTACAGTTTATAACTTTGAAACTGCACCAACTCCTTCGGTTATATTAGATCTAAGCATAGACATGATAGATAATATGTTAATTGTTAATCCACCTCAAAGAGAAGAATCAGAATCAGATGAAGGTAACACAGTAGCAGATAACATACTTGATGTAGACTTGTTAGACTTTAACGAGCTTGACACAGACGAACTAAAAGATAACGAATTAGAATACACAGAGCTAGACATAGATTATCTAGCAGGTAATTTTTTAGAAGATCTTCTTGATGTGATACAAGAGGTTGATGAACTTAGTAAAGCTGAGAAATCTTTATCGGCTGACGGAGTAAAAGGTACAGCAGTAGGATACGATAGTGACACACAGATAAGTACCTTCATAACTGATACGCATTTAAAGTTTCTAAGAGCTATAGAAGATACGTTAGAAATGAAAGTAGATAAAGCAGGATCTTACAATATAACAATAGAACAAGAAGGTAAAGTAAATCAGATTACTACGAATGGTGGAAGCAGTTCTACAATAACAATACGTCAAGGAAGTTAAAAAAACTTGACAAAGTTTAAATCTGACCTTATAATATAAGTATTGGTGTGGCATAATGTGCGCCAATAATAACAATAACACTTGCTTAATAAAAAGGAGTAAATACTATGACTAATAAATTCTTATTAGACCTCACTAAACCTATATTCTCAAACTCATTTATTGGATTCGATGCTTTGTTCAACGACATGTATCGCTTGCAAAATATTGATAGAGGTTCAGGTTATCCCCCTTACAACATGACCAAAAAAGAAAATACTTATGAACTTAAGATGGCAGTTGCAGGTATATCTAAAGAAGACTTAGATGTTGTTCAAGAAAAAAATACATTAACAATTAAAGGTTCTTCAATTAGTGAAGATTACCCTGCTGATTTTAAAACTCTTCACAGAGGTATAGCAAATAGAAACTTTAAAAGAAGTTTCAATCTTGCTGATGATATTGAAATCAAAGATGCTAAACTTAAAGACGGAATGTTGACTATTAAAATGGAACGTATTGTTCCAGAAGAAGACAAACCTGTATCTATAAAGATTAAATAGGTATCATCTATCCTGTAATGCTTGCAGTTCACCTTGTAAGTGATCGTGCAAATTGAAAAGTTTATCTTTGCTTTTCTTTATTACATTACGGATTATCCAAGCCTCGTCAACATGAAACAATTCATCAATATGTTTCTCAGGGAGCATTGAAAGTTCAGTTATTAATTGATTGTCTCTGTTGAGGAGGACTTTAAAACTTATTAAGTTTGCTTCGGTTTTCTTAGTCATTAAAGTATCTCACATGTACCTGCACTACAGGCTAGTTCTTTAGTATTTTCAGTATTATCTTCTGTTTCATACTCAGTAATCTTAGACCAGTCAACAACGTCTGTTGTTTTCTTTAGCCATTTCCTATACTCATTGTAAGTTATTTCCTGATAAGGAGCTTGTTTGTATGAGTGATCTGAGTATGGAAGGAAAGAGATACCCGATATATCATCAAAGTTTTTATATACCCAAGCACCTACATCTAACCATTCATCTTCTTTAACTGAGATAGTTACAGAGGGTTTGTGTTCACACCATTTATCTTGATAATCTTTCCAGATTTCTAAGTGTTCAGTAGCTGACAAATCTTTTCTAGTCAACGCACCTTTAGGACTCTTCATTGGAAAGTAAAATACCAAAGTATGTTCTGGTTTAGTAAGATCATCTTCGTGGTATACTCCTGCATCAACCATCATCCTAGCTAAAGGATCTTTTTTATCTGCTCTTACTGTACGAAGGTAGTATGGGCTATGTCTAGTGTGAATACCAGAAGCACTATCGACCAGCTGGCTAACTGTTCCACTAGGTTTGACACAAGTAATGGCTGCTGATTGGGGAATACCTAGCTTCTTAGCCCATACTTTATTCATATCAATAGATATATTTTTTAATTTATCTAAATCTATTTTACCATTTATCATATCTTTATTATCCATGATCCCTGTAAGAGATACACCAAGTAAAGATTCTTCTTCTGTATTATGCTTCCACTTACTTGTCAAGTATCTAAAGTTTGTAAGTGTAGCTTGAAACGTACCAAGAATTGTAGCAGCTTTTACTTTAGCTATTAAAGTATCTTCATTATCATCAGGTCTAACAACAACCTCAGTTAAATTACAGAACTGTTTGTTGCGTAGGATGATTTCACTACATGGATTACATCCGAAATGTTTATACTCTTCTCTTCTTCCGTTCTTAGCAGCTTGTTTCTCTGCTGCTTGACGATTAAAGATACCACGCTCACCGCTTTTAGATTCGTATAGTGATAACCATTCACGCATAAATGCACCAGTTTCTGCAGCATCTGTGTAGGATACAGAGTTATTAGATAAAGCTCTCTGCTGATTATCTTCCCACCATGCACCTGACTTAGCATTGCGCATACGATTGTCTGAGAGGTTGCTGAGAGAGATTAAAGCACTTCGCCTTACTCCTCCTACTACTACCACTTCTGCGACCTTACACATCAAATCATGGCAGTCTATGGACACTAATTTACGCTGTCCTTTTGTGATTGCATCACGAAATATATTGATCGTAAATTCAAAAAGCTCTTCAAGCGGAGCAGGACCACTAGCACGACCACCAAATGTTTTAAGTCTAGCACCATAAGGTCTGATGTTAGATACATCCCATGTAGGTACTTGTCCTGCATAAAGTAAGGATAATAATTCTTTATATGATTTTGCCCAACCAATCTTAGAGTCAGCTACTTTAATAACTGTATCAGTAGGAAACAAATCTTCTGGAAGATCTGGTAATTGATTTATGTATTGACGCTCAACACTAAACCCAACACCAGTACCACACATAAGTATATAGAGTGTTTCATCAAATGCTCTAACATTATCTACAGCTACATAGCTACAGTTAAATCCTGCAACATTATCTTTTTGTAATGCTGTACCTGCTGACATCAATGCTCTCATGCTTGGCATAATGTTTAGATACAGTACAGCTTTTTCTAAGTACTTTCTAGTTTCATCAAACTGTGACTTACTTAGGTTATGGTTTTCTTTAAGATGTGTTTCAAAGAAATCAAAGTATCGAGAGACTGTTTCGTTCCAAGTTTCTCTACGTTGTTTATCTTCGTTCCATCTAGCGTACCTGCTTAGATGTATAAACTGTTGATAGTTTGTAGGTAGTCCTACATTGTTTTGTTCTGTACTCATATTAAAAATGTCTCTGCGAATTGTGTTGTTAATAATAAAAATATTGTAGAAGATAGCATCAAAAAGATAACAGGCATAAGAGCATCCCATAACTGTACTTCTACTTCTAATGTTCCTTCTGTTCCGTTAAGCATAATCTGAAATACAAGATAAGCAAAACATATTAGACTTTGTGTTAGAGCTAACCCTGCCATTAATATTGCGATTTTTATATCTGCAGACCATATAAAATAAGAACCTACTACCATTCCAATAAACGGAATCATATATAATAATCTACTTAGCATTTGTTTTCTCCTCTACCCATAAGTGTATAGCTATTATAGCGTAGTGTATAATTTTTAATAAGTCTGCTTGATTCTTATAGTCTCCAGTAACAGGATCAGGTTTCTTACCATAACGCATAGCATACTTTATAATATTACCCATGCAAAAACCTTCTCCATGTCCTGCATCAATAATCATATCTGTTGCTTGATATTTTCCACTAGCATAATGTTTCTCATATGTTTTATCTACATATCTTTTTATTTGTTCTATTGTATTTTCTTCGTTGAATTTATATTCCATTTATTTAAACCCTTCTGGTAAAGTTTCTTCTGAGTACCATGTAAAACCATTAGACTCAGCCCATTCAGCATGTGTTCTTTTTGTTCCATCTTTTCTTTTCTTTGCAGCAGGCATAGGTGCGTAAGGTTTTTGAAAGACGAACACAAGTTCCATTGTTTTCGGTAAAGACTTTCTAATCCAAACATACTTACTATACTCTGCATGATCCCAGAACCTACCTTTAGCTTCAATAATAATTTTATCTTTTGTAAAGTCTGGTTCATATTTCTTTTCAATAATGTAATCAATCATTTTACCATGATGATTCCAATTACTTAATATACCTTTATGTAAATCATACTCCCACTTACTATCATAACCTTTAGGTAATCCTTTTTCTTTTGGTCTTATCTTTCTAGGTTTTCTTTTAGCCATTCAAATCTTCCAAAGTAAAATCAGGATTACGTTTTAACTTTTTATATATCCATCTTAATGAATAAGCACTAAGCATTATCTTTCTGTTAGAATAGAAATGTGTTTCTTCTGCTAAAAAATTAGGTAATGTTTTTCTATTTATTACAGAAACATCTTCACCTTCTGGAACAAAAGAACGTAGCCAACCTACGAGAATATCTTTACCTCGTCTTCGTAATGCTTTTGATTTTCTTCCGTTCATCTGGTTACTTCCAAAACTTTAGGTGTCTTAACAACCTGAGTTAAGTAAGTATATCCTTTTGCATATTTAAACACTCGTAATCCTTTACCATCGTTAGAATCTTTATGACATTCTACCTTATGCCTACACCAAGTACATCCTCTAGGAAGTTTCATGTTTCCTGATGAACCATCTGGTATAGGATTATAACATAATTCAGGAGGATTGTCCACCTTTATTAATTTTTTTACTGTTTTTATTTTCTTTTTTATGTTTGGTTTATCGAAAGAATCAGGTCTATACAATGCTATTTCACCTGACTCTTTGTTCATTGCCAAGAAACCCCCCTTGTTTGTACCCATAGAAGCCTCGTAAGCAGCCAACTGAGGGAGATAACCGAAAACATCATCTTCGGCTAGGGTTTTATCTTTAAACTTCTTAAACGCGAAACCAGAAGCTGTCTTGATGTCTACTACTTCACCATCAATTATACAA